CTGGCCGTGAAGCTGGTCGGATTTTATATTTTTAATTAAAGTAAAAAATAAAATATTCAATAAAAAAGCATTAGCAGGGGAATTACCAATAATAACTATGGGATTATTCTCCCCCATGGCTTTATACATATCCTCGATAGCTTTCTTCGCTTTATTTTTATCAACAGGACGAGATGCTAGTTTAACCCATTTATCAATAAATACTGGAATTTGAGATTTTTGCTTTTCTGTTAATTTAGATATTTTTTTCATAAAAATATATTATTTATTATAAGCTCTCCCCGTTTTCATCTCCCACCGCCAGGCTCGTAAAATTTTCACAAACTTATTCGATAACGGCGAAAGGTCAAAAATCATGATTTGTTTTAGCTCGCTTTTGCGTAAGTAGTTTTTCATATAGCTAGTTATTAAACATCTAATTTTTTAGCTGATATAGCATTCTACATTTACCGCAATATAAACCGCCCTTGTCATCTTGCCCTGTACCTCTCATGCTTATTCTACATTGTTCTAATTTTTCATTACCACATTTAGGACATTCCAATATGAAGTCATCTACAAATTGAACAGTATTTTTTATTTCATCAAAAAAGCTCATACATTTGCTACTTATTAATTGGTGCTTATATTTTTTAACAGCTTAGTTTTGATAGCCATTACTTCTTCGGAGTCAAAGCAATAATCGTGATATTTTGGTATTTCGTGCCAAGCGGTTTTAGATAATTTCCTATGTTGCCTAATCATAATTTTGCAATTACCGCACTCGCATAAACCTTTTATAATGCCTTCAATGAAGGCTGTATGTTTACCGCTTAAGCATTTTGTTGATAGTATTTCGTATTTTGAATTGTCTTTTTTCATATTATTTCTTATAAGGCTTAATCGGTGCTTAGTTGGGCAGGCAGGTAATCGTTAGCTTTTTAGGTGGAAGACTTGAACTCCCATTTCCGGCTTAATTGCACCGGCGTCCTGCCATTAGACGAACCCTATTTTCCAACTCCCCTGCACGACTTTTTCCGCAAACCGTCATCATTGTGCGGCCAATGACTGTGTCTTATTCCACCACTGCCCAGCTAAAGACCGATTTATTAATAATCCCCGAACCGCCCCCGATAAAGGGGGCAGTAATTCCCATGCTACCGCCAGATAGTCCTAGAAACTATCAGGAGCGGTTCGGGGATTATTAATTAATCGGTGCTTAGTTGGGCAGGCAGTTGGTCTGCAAAGATTATGGGGGAATCGAACCCCTCTTTCAGTCTCGGGAAAGACCTCAACTCCAGTTTTATCTTCAGGCTACCACGCCACTGCCCAACTAAGCACCGATTTATTAATCTTATCCAGAGCCGGTCCCGATCCGAGTTCAGGGTGGACCGGGACGGCTTGCGCTATTTTCTTTGATAATCTTTCGGGGGCTTATCCGAGTTTAATACGTTCACCCTCCTAGATACTAAACGTAAATTTTCCCTTCTATTATCTAGTGTATTTCTGTTCATATGGTCAACTACAAGATTTGTCTTCCCCGGTTTGTTAATTATTAAACTATGCAAATAACACGTTAACTGTTTTTTGCCGTTCCATATTTTAGTGGCAACATAACGATGTCTTCCTTTGTTCTTCTGCCAAATCCACCATTTATAATTGATTATCAGCTTTAAATCATCAATAGAAATAAATGTTTTCACTATTTCTTCTTTATATTTTATGTGCAATTCGCATAAATTATTAAATATTTTAATTTGTTGCATATTTATGCTCTGCCGTCTTGATTCCAGAAATCAGGAACGGCTCAGGGAGGGTTAATTTAAGTTTTCAAGCATTAAAGTATCAACGCACGGCCATTCAACGTGCAAGCAAAATTTTTCGCCTAGATATTTGTTGATGATGTCGTAAATTTCCGTTACCTCTTTGGTGGTTAGTTCAGTCGTGCTTTTTTTGTTGAGATAGCTTATTTGCACTTGTCGCCAGATTAATTCTTTTACCAGGTTAGGCGTCCAGGGGTGTTCGATGTTTTGGCTTAGGACTTTTTTAACGTCCAGTCCGGCTTCGTTAAAAGCTAGGGAAAGTTCAGAGAAATATTTATGTAAACTTTTGTTTTGTTGGGTCGTCCGGCTTTTTTTGATCGGCCGGCCGCAACATTGGCATAGTCCGGGCATACTATTTTAAATTATCGGATTTATAGTTCAGTCCGTCCGCATATCCTGATTTATAAGCCAGTTCTGCTTCTTTCAAAATTATCATTTCCATTCCCGGCGTGATTTCGATTCCTCCTGCCCGCATAATGGAAATTCTGTTTTTTATTCTTTTCAAGTGGTTTTCCATTTCCTTGTAGCCAGCCGCTCACCGGCGGACTGGCTAGTTAAGACTAAGAGTTAAAAAACTACGCTGTTGATAGAATCATCTAGCGTCTGCTCATCAATAACGGGCGGCATGTCGTTGTTAATCGATTCTCCCTCGAATGGATCGCCGTTCTCGTAAAGTTTATTCAGGTCGATTTTCGTTTCGGCGATTGCCTTAGTCGCTTCCGGGGCTAACGGGCGCGGCGGCGCGGGCATGACGCTGTATTTGGTCTCCATTTTCTCGCCGGTCTTTTTGATGTTCAAATCGTAGTTTTTCGGGTCGCCCCAGTTAGCGTCAGAGTGCAGATTAAAAATTGCGTCCTGGATTGTGGATTGCGTTACCTCCATGATTTTCAGACTGCTGTCAGCGTAATCCCAAATCACAAACGCCCAGAAATGTTTTGCCGGTTTTTTCGGATCGATTAATTGCGCCGGTTTTTCTTTCGTTCTGATTGGCGTTCTGACGATTTTCCCGTTGTCGTTTTCTTCGCTCCAATCCTCCCAACCGACTATGGCCGAACTTACGATTCTAAAGCGATTGTCTCCCTGTTGGAGCTTGTAGTACTTTCCAGTACCAGCCGGTTTCTCGTAAGAATCCGGGAGAAATGAGTTTTCCATGTTGTTTGTTGCCGTTGACGGTTAATCCGTACTGTTGGCTTAATTATTAAAATTTATCTTCATTTTCTTCGGTAACGTGGCACATTTCAGTGCAAATATTATTCCAGTCCATATCTTCTGGGTTCTCGAATTGGTAGTCCCGGCTCAGCTCTTGATTGTTGTCCAGGTTTTTAATTGTAAGGCGGATTTTCACAATTTGATATAAGGATTTATTAATTTGAAATTGAATAATAAGTCAAATTCTTTATGACATTTGGGGCAAAGAGATATATACTCATCCTGATTATATCTATACTTGTGGTCTATATTTGCCCAATTTATTCTTTGATTTTGTTCATTGCACGCAATACACTTTATTGCTTTTCCTTTAATGGCAACAATCCTTCTATGCATTCCGTGATAACTAATATTATCACCCTTCCAATAGGGATTATTTTCCCTATATTGCTTCCCCGCTTTTGCTAGACTTAATTTTATTTTTGTTTCTAATGATGCCTTCTTTCCTATTGCACTTTTACCTATTAGACAGCCGCATGACCGTTTTTTGCCATTATTTAGACAACTTGTTTTTGCTATCGTTTCATTTCCACAATCACATTTACTCAACCAGCCTTTATATTTGATATATTTAATTATGACTAGCTTACCAAATCTTATTCCTGATAAATTAGCAACTACATATTTTCGTTTTTCATTAGTCATAACCTCGTATTAAACCCCACACTTATAAGCATTTCTTTCAGCTCCTTGTCCTTGTCGTTGAAGATGAGGGCGAGGATACGCTTGTACTGCGGGGTGGAAATTCCTTTTATTATGTCAACCATTTGGTCGGTGATGTCCGGCTGGATTTTCAGATGGCGGTCTTGAATTAACTTGATGACGCTGTAGATTTGGTTTAGTGATAAGTCCATATTATTTAAGTATTATTTCTTTGTTCTTCTCTAACAGCTTTAGTCCTATGTTCGATATGAAGGTTTCTGCTTGCTGTCGTGTGATTGTTTGGCCGCATTGTGCAAATAAACTTATTAAATAATTAATTAAACTTTCTGCAACCAATAACGTCATTTTTTCTAAATCTTGTTTTGATGTTTTATTTGCCATTTTAGTTAAGTAACTTTTTTAACTTCTTGGCCTTGCCCCTCCAGTAGAAGAAGATGAAAGGCTGTTTAAATTGTTCGGCTTTAGTTTTGGCGAATGTGTTTTTCATTTTGCTTTTGTTTATTTTTTAAATGTTTTTGTATTAGTTCGATAACAGTGCTATTGAATGATTGTCTGTTTTCTTTGCACCATTTATCAAGCTGTATTTTTAGGTCTGCTTTTGTACCCGCGAACCTTAAGGCGTAATATTCTGTTTGCATATCGTTGTGTTATTAGTTATGTTAATATCATATCATATCTACGGGGAAAGTCAAGCGCCTGTATTTATTGGGTTTTATCGACATATACAAAAAATAAAATCGTCTATATGTGAAGTTTTCCACAACTAAACTTTATACGGCTTTATTTTTTCCAGATTGTTAATAACTGTTTCGTAATATTCAATTGTGTCCTTGATAAAGGTGTTGCGTTTAATGATTTTTAATTCTTCAATCCACTCTTGGCCTTTAAGCTCAATAATTCTAAGGTTTAGGCTGGGGTCATCGCTTGAATGAATCCGGCAATGGCATTTTATGCAAATCGGAATAATGTTTTTCAGATTATACCGCAAGCTAGCCGCTGTACTTTTTGGATAGAAGTGATGACCACAAGAATATTCACCACCACAAATAAGGCATTTTTTATAAAGCAGGCGGCAAGTCTCTTGCAAGACTTTATCGGCCTTGTTTCTCAATCGTGCTTTGCGTTGTTGCGAAGTCATATTGTAAGCGTTAAAAAAATGATTCTAAGCGACATAATTTCGATTTTATCCCAGATTATGGCTTGGGGGGCGTTTTAAAGATTGGTTAGCGTCCTGGGGAATTGTAGGGGCTAAATTTTATCAAACCACTGTTCTTTTATCTCTTTTGCTATTTTAGCGATCATTAGCGGGGGAACAGACATGCCAATAATATATATTGGTTGATTTTTAACAAAAATATAATCAGTGGGGAATGAGCCACCTAATATTATTTCTATATCATGTAGCCTTCTTGGTTTTTTGTAGTGATAATAAGTATTACTTCCTGCTCTTAATGTTGGAAGTGGTTTATCCGGATCAAGTTTTATTTCTTGAAAATAGTGGCCTTTTTCATGTACATCTGCACAGCTTCTGCCAGGTAAAATTTTTTCCCAATATGGCAGTATGCCAGCAGGAATGTGTCTTCCCTTACTTCCATCTTCTTGTTCTATTTCTTTGTAGGCTATTTCTCTTTCATTAAAATATAATTTTAAAGACGGCATTCTAGTTAATAAATTTTCTCTTACCCCTTTTATTCTTTCTGCTATGTCCTTTCTTATACTTATGAAAAAAACCCTTTCCCTACTCTGTGGGATTCCCATTGTTTTGGAATTTAAAACCCAGTATTCCGTGTAATACCCCACATTTTCAAACCCTTTAATAATCCTTTGAACATACTTAATTGCTCCTCCAATCAAAATACCTTTCACGTTTTCAGCAATTATAACTTTGGGCTGTAATTTTTTGGCTAAGTCAATAAAATCAAAGAAAAGAGTGTCTAAAACTTGGTTTACTTGCCCCTCTCTAAATTTTTTTTCTTTTCCCCAATCTTTTTCCCTATTTCCAGCCATCGAAAAATTACTGCAAGGAGGTGAGCCATCAAGAATATCTAAATCAAATAATTCTTTTGGTAGATCATTTCTTTCTTTAAATTGTTGTATCGGTTCTAAAAAAGAATATTTTGGATTAAGGTTGGTTTTATAAGCCTCCATCATCTTAGGGTCTATTTCATTGCATCCTAAAACAGTAAAGCCAGCAAGTTTATACCCCATTGAAGACCCCCCCCCACAAGCAAAACAGCTAAAAACTTTTAATCCATTCGGTTTTATATTCTTTAGACTAGCTAATTTCCACTTGTAGTTCATATTAACCTCACCTGTTCCGGCTTAATAAGTTTATAAACATAATCCGTGCCGTGTTCGGTCTTCAAAATCTCGCCCTTGATAAGCATTCCTTCTTTTTCTAGGTCCGCTATTCTCGCCGCACCGCGAGAAATAAAATTTCTAAGCATTTCATTGCGGGTTATCCGGCCTTCGGTCAGCAATTGGTTTTTGATAAATTCTAATTGTGTCATATTTTTTTTCTTAAATGGTATCTGATTGTAGCCCGATCAACTTTGAAATAACGGGCAAGGCCGCCTTGTCCCCAGCGAGGATTTTCGGCCATGAGTTTAAGTTTTAAGATGTCGAGAGGTCTTAGTTTCATGCAGTTTATAATAATTAATTATCATGTCTAAATGTCCGGCGGCCGATTTTTTTCCTTTATTCTTTTTTATCCACTCCAAATTTTCCGGTTTAATCCCTACAGTCTTTGTGTATTCGCTTGTTTCATTATTACGCATTACTTTAACATCTTTAACATCTTTAACATCTTTAACATCTTCAAGTAGTCCCTAGGTGGGATATCCTTTGAACTCCCTTTCGGAAGTATCCCACTGCGGCATTGTTAAGCTCTTACGAGACGGGTAGTCCGCTCCCCTATTTGAATTTCTATTAAAAAATTCGGCGGAATTGGCGTTTAAAGAGGTGGCCAATTAAATCTCTTAAAAAATTCGGCGCAAACAAAAAATACCTTCACTTTGTTAGACGGGCGCCAAGGTTCACTGCCAGGCAAACCCCGAAACGGGAAGTTTCCAACCCGTCTAACAAAATAAAGGTATTATCTGGCAATGATTTTGGCATAAGTATTTTTATATTTCCAGTATAGCACTTTTTTAGGTTTAATAAAAGCTTAACAAATAAGGCATAATTTATAAGTTTGCTCTAAAAACGAAAAATAAAATTGAAAAAAATATTTTAAGCTGTGCATAACTTTTTTAATTGTGAACAATTAAATAAATAGTTTAATCTTAGCAAACACTAAAGGCTCATTAAAAACTAATTAGATGTTGCGCATAAGGCTTTTTTATGCTATAGTTAAGGCATAACTTTTTTAATCCCTTATGCTAATGAAAGCTCGTATCTGGTTTCATAGCAGTGTTAATTGCATAGCCGTCATGGGCCGGTGCTTTTTAATAACTGCTTGAAGCTGGATACGAGTTTTTTTAATTCTCCCGGGTTGGCTCGCCGCGTTCTGAATCATAAACGCTAGAGAGCTGACAAAGTGATGGCTAAGCCGGGGACTTGTTCTGCTGGCAATAGCGTTGCCCGGATGAAGAATCCGGGAGAGATAGAAATGAATCAAACAGGTGATGTAAAACTGAAAACAACAAAACCGAAACGGCCGGTAACTTTTAATTTGAATAATAAGGCAGAAATCAAGGAATATTTTGAAAAACATTTTAAAGACGGACGGAACAGATGACAGTATACATGCATTTACAAAACCGAGAATATATTAAAACATTTTCTTTTTTTCCGCACAGGTGGACAAGTCCATTTCAATGGCAAATAAACAACCCCGCCAACGATGACAGAAAGTTTTACTGGAAAGCCAGAATGTTTAAAACAGGAGTAGCCCATGAATTTAGAGATGGATTACTTTATGAAGAATTTAAAGAGTGTTTTTTGTTGAATTTGTGGATTAGGCTTAAATTTTTTATGAAAAGAAGATTCATATGAGATTTATAAAAGCATTATTGACAGCTTACGTTTATATAACTTTATTTTTGGGAGTAGTTGCGGAGATATTTATATTTTTGGCGTTAAGGGAAATAATAAATATTTTCTAAGGTTAAATAATAAAATAAATTAAATATAAAACAATGGCACGTCCGTTAGGCAGTACCAATTTACCCAAAATAAGAGACTATCTCGGACAGGATAGGATAGATAAGCTGACTGAAAAAGCTTATAAAATGGCCATGGAAAAAGACGATAGCGTATTGATGAAATTTATGTTAGAGCAGATTTACGGTAAAGCACCGCAACCAGTAACTGGACCAGATGGAGGGGGAGTGGAATTAAAACCCCTATTAGTTGAATTTGTAAATGGAAAACAAGATTCAGATACCAATCGAGTTCAAGAGACTGTTTGATAACGACTGGCGAGAAGCGGCAATTTGGGGCGGCAGATATAGCCTTAAGTCCCATACAGTAGCTCGCTTTCTTTTGATAAGGGCTAGGCAAGACAAAAACCGGATAGCCTGTTTAAGGGAATTTCAAAACTCCATTGCGGAAAGTTCTTATCAGCTTTTAGTGGATTTAATCAGGACATACCGTTTGAGTGATTTCGATGTAACTAACAATTCGATAATCAATAAATATAACGGCTCAGATTTTCTTTTTAAAGGACTTTATCACAATGAACAAAGCATTAAGTCCATTGAGGGCATCGACCTCGCCTGGGTAGAGGAAGCACAAACAGTATCGTCCAAAAGTTTGGAGGTCTTAGCACCGACAGTCAGAAAGAAAGGGTCTAAAATAATCTATACTTATAACCGTTTGCTGGAAGACGACCCCGTTCATCAACGCTTGGTAATCGAGGGCAGGCCGGACACATTGAAAATCAACGTCAATTACGATATAGCGGAAAAATACGACTGGATGCCGGAAGTAATTAAAAAAGAGATTGAAGATGATAAACAGAATCGACCATCTCTTTACAAACATAAATGGCTCGGCGAGCCGAGCAGTACAGAAAGAAAGATATTTAAAAACTGGCAACAGATAGACACCGTGCCGCATGAAGCCCGGCTGGAAGTGAGAGGTTTGGACTTTGGTTATTCCAACGATCCGACTGCTATCGTGGATGTTTATTACTATAACGGCGGCTGGATATTCGATGAGGTGTGTTATCTGAAAGGATTGAGCAACAAGCAGATAGCGGATATTTTGAAAGCTGAAGAAAAAGCGAGCGTTCTTACTAAGGCGGACAGCGCCGAACCAAAGAGCATTGATGAAATCAGAAATTACGGCGTTTCTATCTTTCCGTCCATTAAGGGACAAGGGAGTGTCAATAAGGGCATTCAGTTCGTGCAAGGCCAGAAATGTTTCGTAACCAAGAGAAGCCAGAATCTCTGGAAAGAATACATGAGTTATCTCTGGAAAGAGGACAAGGACGGTCGGATATTAAACATCCCGGAAGATATTTTTAATCATTTAATGGATGCGATTAGATACGCTTTGGATGACAAGATAAATCAGTATGAACCAAGGGTCAGCAATTTCAACAGCGAGTTTGGCCGCGAAGAACCGGTTAAAACAAGGTTTAGATATTAAATATATGCAATCTGTACAGTGTCCTCAAAAACAAAGAGCTTGCATACACATGAAAAAAGACAGTTATTGCAGTTTGGAAAAACCTAAGATTTATTTTTCTTTAGGTATCCAACATAAGGGGGACTGGGCGCCTAGAGGTAGTCATGGTTGTAATGACCTCGATTTCAAACCGGTCCACGAGGAAATTATATAGGCGGGGGCTTATATAAATGGAAAAAACACAATCGGAAATCGTAAATAAAATACTTAGCGAAAAAGAGTATTTTATTAACTGTTCGCAAACCAAGCGGGCGAATTGGCGCGATTATTACGAGGCTTACAATTCTAAGGACTCAAGTGCAGATAATCCTTTTCTCTCTAATCTTTATATCCCTAAATGCCATGAAGCGGTAGAATTACTGGCCGCTTTTTTAGCGGGCAAAAACCAAAATATCACCGTGTCCCCGGATGGACGAGGTGATACGATGAAAGCTAAGGTGGCTGAAAAGTTATTGACTTTCCAATGGCACAAGGTGCTGTATGCCCATGACAAGATAGTCAAATGGGTCAAACAGGCGATATTATTCGGCAACGGCTTTATGAAAGTAGGTTGGAACATGGAAGGGGACAAGGATGAGCCTTTCATGCAGGTTATCGGTATTGACCAGTTATTTGCTGACTATTATACGGACAATCTACAGGAAAGCCCGGTAATCCATCGTATTGTGAAAGACCTGGACTGCATTAAGGAGGACACGCGCTATAATGACAACCGAAAAAAACTAATTCCATTAACTGACAGCGACATTGAGGAAGATGAAACCAAATTTTCCAATTCTGATGATACTGTTTATTCGGAAAAACCGCAGGGCAACCGGGGCGAACTGTTGGAATACTGGACAGCTGACAACAAGAAGATAATTACCATCGGCCAAACCGACCTGGGATGGGTGGAGTTAAGGAACATCCTTAATCCCAACAAAGACCAGGACAACAAACAATTCAAGCCATTCGTCAAGATGAAGTTTAAGACCAATCCCTTGCCGAACCGCATGTACGATACGGGCGGGATTGAACCAGCCTTGCACATTCAGAAAGCCTTTAATGACGCAGTCCGGGAGTTTTTGGACAATGCCATGCTGATTAACAATAAGGGCTGGATTGTGAGAAAGACCGCTGGGATTTCACCGAAAGACTTGGTAAGAAAACCGGGCTTTATCATTAAGACTGACGACATCAATGCTGACATTAGAAGCGAAGAGGTGGGGGATATTAAGGCTTCCATGTTTGATATGATTCAGTTCCTTGATAACGAATTTCAGCAGGCCTCCATGGTCATTAACCTTTTAAAAGGTATTGCTAGCGCTGACACGGCTACCGAAGCCGCTATCGGCCAGCAGAATGTCCAGACTATGCTTGATTTGGTGGACTCGAATATTAAGGATGCTTTCCATCAACTAGGGCAAATGCTCATGGATTTGAACATTGCTAACCTAACGAGCAAGACCACTATCAAAATATTGGACGACGATAAACAGACCATGTTCATGGATGTGGAACCGGAAACTATCAAAGGCAAGTTTGATGTAACTATCTCCGCCGATCGTCCGGCTTCTGAGTCAAAAGCGGTCCGGCAAAAGCAACTGTTAGATTTCTTAGCGATAGTAAGAAATGACCCAGTGGTCATGCAAACATATCCGGATTTAACCATTAAAATATATAAAGAGTGGCTTACTCAGGCGGGGTTTAGCGACATTGATTACTTCTTTGAAAAGCAAGAACAGGCGCAATCTGATCCGTTCGGTCTAATGCCCGGCGGAGGCGAAAACAGGGGCGCCGGGCTTACGCCGGGAGCAATCGGACAGTCAGCTAATAGCCCGATGATTAATCCGCAAACCAATATATGACATTCAAAGTAACCAAAAAAGAAAATATGTTTTTCGTCCAGCGGGATGTAGATAATCAGGTATTTCTGCGCTCAAGGGATAAGAACGAAGCCATCGCGCACGCTAAAAAATTAAGTGAAGAAGAAAACGAATGGAAACAGGGCAAGACAATCGAGATATTCGAGACGAAAAGCTAAACGACATCCTTGTAATGCTTGCGAGCAGGGGCTGGCAATGCGTAAAGGAAGAAGTTGATAGATACAAAGAAATGTTCCTTAATAGCACTGAGGATAACGTGGTTGATAATTTAAGGAAATACAAGACCATTAAAGACTTTATCGCCACGATAGAAGACAACCTTAATAATTAAACATATATTATGGACGAAATCCAAACTCCCGAAGAAACTTCGGAGATCAATGTTGAGATGAACATTGAGGGTACGGAACCTGAGGGAACGGAGGCGAACGAGGAAACGCCGCCTGCTAAAGAGCCGGAAGTGGACTACAAAGAAAAGTTCACCGCTTCAGCCAAAGAGGCGCAAAGACTGGCACAAGAGCA